TTTTTTACACCACGACCAGGAGGATATTTTCTAAACAGATCTTGCCAATCTCTCGGAGCATTAATTCTTAAATGTTTGTTTGCTTTAAATGTAGGGACAGCTTCTCCGTCATCATTATCTTCAAACTCTACTAATAACTGTCTGTTATTATATCCCGCCATATACCTTAACCAGATCTGACAAGATTTAGATGTTCTCTTGCCTATTTTATTATCCTTTTCAAATCCACCTCTACAATAATCTTCGATAACATCATTGATAGATTTCCCCGCAGTTATTGTTGTGTCTGGTTTATCAATTAATCTCTTCTCATCTATTCTGGTTTTAATCGGGCTCTTAATCCATAAGCCTCTATTGTCCTGGTGAGTATCAGTAAGGTCTAATAAAATCTTCTCAACATCTTTACATCTGATATTTGGATATGCGCCTATGGTGTAATATTCATTTCTTTTATTTACCCATAAACTTAAAACAAAGTTCTTAATCCCACTATTGCAATGAAAGTTTAATTGTAGGCCTTTAAGTGAGGATCCTTTTGGAACATCAAATTTATATGTATTTAACTTTTTATTATTAAAAGTCGTGTTGGTTTTTGTAAGCTTATCGATCGCACTATCTCTAAAAGAAATAGTTGGTCTTTTGGTTCGAGTTTGCTTTATCTCATCTGTTTCGAGTTTAGTATCGAGTTTTTCTTTCATCTTTCTCCACCATTAATTGACTTATTTATTAATGTCGAATGAAAGAGATACAAACTAGTGTGAGCTAGTGCCAGGAAGTGTGAGGTAGTGTGTCCCTCACATGCCTAATTTAAGCGCCTTTTTTCCCTTACTATCTTTAGGAATACCAACGCTTATTCAATGACACTTAACCCAGAAACTTGTTTTATCTCTTTTGTTTCGAGTTTGATCCGAGTTTAGCTGTAATTAATTATTAAATCATTAACTTTATCGTTCATTTTGAGTCTCGAGTTTGCACTCTAAAAAGACTCTATTTCCTCACTTATAAGGCTGTGGATAAATAAGCTTATCTTCGTATTATGTTCTAATAGACCTCGGAAGCTACGCTTCCTCGGTCACAACTCAAAGGAGGCTCATCCTACGAGCTCTGTGCTATCGTTTATGGAAGAGCAATACCCATCTCACAGTAAGGGGAGGTAATAGTTTAGTCTATATAGTCTGTTTCAGACAGTTGAAGCCGTTGAAAATGTTTTCAGTAAAAAAATTAAAAAAAAATATATCAGAAAAAAATATTACAAATAAAAAACCCTCTGACCTATGGGCATAGATCAAAGGGCTAAAGTGTTATTACTAATGTATCAAGATTATATAACCTTGGACCACGGAAACAAGGTGGTCATTTATTATTTTTTAATCTCCAAATACTTTCTTGTATCTTGTCTTTGAATTGTGGCTCGCCGTGAGAGACAGGACGGGATCTTGATAAATCTATTTCCACCGATCCGTCATCATAACTCCCCATACTGTCATAACCCATAAATGGTTTCCTAATCGGGGATCTGGATTCATAACTATCAATCTCTATTGGTGGACCTCTTCTCATAGCGACGGGACCGCCGTAATCTTTAAGTGGAGTAAAACTATTTTTCTGTATCTTCTCTGTTTTTGCTAACGCTGCTTTTAAAGCTTCCTCATTGAGTTTGTTATATTCTATTTCATGTTCTTTACTTTTAAACTTTCCCTGAATTTTATTTATATTAGCCTGTTCTTTTTTCATCTCATTGTGTAGACGGAAAGCGTCGTTAGGATAATCAGCTTCAAAGTGATTTCCTCTATTAATCTTTTTAGCTTTTGGGGTGGTCAATCTTATAGAATTAGAGTGGTCATTATCATAGCTAACACGCGGTCTCGTCGGCGACTTAAATAAGTATTTTGATCCGTCAAATCTATATTCTCCAGATAACTTTCCATGCCTCATCATCATACGGACAGCATTTGGCGATTTCTCTATCTTATTCGCATACTCTCCTCTTGTTAGAGTGAATTGGTCTAGCTCTTCTTGGCCTTTTAATATCTTCATAATTACCTTTGCAACGGACAATGAGTGGTCATGGTTTCCGCACGCTAATTGTAATTTATCACAACTTGTTGAAGTACTAAAGGTAGTACCAACCAACTCAACCATCTCACCCCTTTTAAAACTATGAAAAGATATAAGGGTTGGTGGCGGTCCTGGTGGAGTGTGATTTATCCGAGTTGCGTGATCAATCATCTTTCTCAATCAGTTCAAAGAAGTGATCTAGAGTAATAATAGCTAGTGCGGGTTCCCTGTTTTTCTTAATCACTAACAACGGCTCTCGGTGATTGTGCCTCTTTGCTTGCCTAAAATGTTTATACAGCCCGATTAGTTGCTCGCTGTTCTTGCACTCGATTGAATAGCCAAATGCTCGCTTTGCAGTAAGAGATAGTAATTTTACATCCTCGCCGTTTTCTCCTGTGTTGCTAGTTCTGATATCTCCTGGATTAAGATTAAATAGTTTAATTATTTTGTCCTTAACAATGTTTTGAAGATATCTTCCTTTGGCTTGTCTTGATTTATTTTTCATAGATTAATTGTTCTCTTCTTGGGTGTGTTGTCTATTTTATCTTCAAGTATTACATCATTAAAAGATTCAACTATTTCTAAAGGTGTTCTAATACCTAGCTCCAATCTCTTTTTGAGTTTCCTGATATGATTTATTTTTTCGAGTGGATCCTTACTACTAATATTCCACTCTCCGCTTAACATTTGATCATAAACTTCATCACAGTTTTTATCTTTAAACTTGCCGTAGAAGTTCCTAGCCATTTTTGTATTGGGTTTAGATTGTTCTATCTCTTCCATGATCCAAGATTTAAAATCCGAAATATTTGGAAGCAGCGTTTCTTTAGCTTCGTTATAATCTCGTTCCTCGTTTCTTATGGCAGGCATTATCTTCATATAATTTATGTAGATAGTTTCTATTTGTTTTGGAGTTAGATCTTTGTAGCTTTTATTTGGAAGCGGGCAACGGGCGTCATCTAAAATATAAAACCTTTGCTTAAATCCTTTAATACTAATCTGTCTGGTGTTGTCTCCATTATTCCATTTAGCACAATTTGCGGCTAGGAATTTATATAGTGCGTCATCTCCATAACTACCCCAATCAAATCTGTCCGTGTGGCTATCACTAGTTTTAGTATTTAATTGTTCATTCAACCAATCAAAAGTTATTAGTCCACTCCAACCATAGCTAAATATTTTATTCCTGTCATCAGTTCTTGTTAGATCAAACTCTAGTTTCTTTTGGACAGGGTGCTTACTCTGCTCTACTAATATTTTTAGATCTTCTGTTTCTGGAGCTCTCTTTTTGAATATTGTTTTATCAATAATCTTAACTTCATTTTTAAAATGGTGTAGTAGGGCTGAACCTCCAACCTCACTATCTACAAAGTTCCAAGCCTTTTCAAAAAATCCCTCATTAGTTTTACGAACAATTTCTGCCTCATCCTTTGAGATATTACAGAAAAAATATCTTCTCCCTCCTTGTGGAGCTCCTACAACTCTCTCATCATTAGAGCATATCATTATGTTAGTAAGGTTAGGAAGTTTGACCATAGGTTTATTCTTAAAGTTGCAAGAATAAATATCGTCAGCTACAAAGTTCTTTAGAGTATTGGTTCCCTCTTGCTTACTTTTAAAATCTCCAAGTGAAACCTCATTCAATACTAGAAGCTGTGTTCCAATTAATAGGGTATTATGAGTATTAGTTAGATGTTTATAGTTAGCATTTTCATTAACATTATCTGCACCAAGTATTCTTGAACAAACTCTAGCTAATAATCCTTTACCAACTCCCTCTATAACAGATACTAAAACCACGGCCCACTTCATCTTAATTCCAGGACATTGGACCATATACGCAATCCATTGTTCGATAATTTTCCACTTCTCCTCTCCAACAAGCCAGATAAAAAACTCTATAAGGAATTGCACATCTCCCTTTTTTGCAATTAAGTAATTGGGTACATAGATATTTAAGACCACGCCTTTATTTATTAGCGGCACTACTCCAGGTCGGTCAATGTTTAGTAATCCAGGTTTATGTCCCGCACTTGTTATAAAAGTTTCTGCTCTTGGAAAATCTGGTTTAGATAAAAGTTTATTTGTTAAAGATCCTTTTTCAATAAACACTTCATGTTTGTGATAATTATTTATTTGTTTATCTTGAAAGAAATCTGCTGATCCTAATTTATTAAACATATCATTCGCCATGACATAACAATAAGCCATGGATATTTCTTCAAGCTTCATGGCACCATCAAAGTTCTTACCCTCTAATATTTTAGTATCTCCAGGATTTTTTATATTTAATCTATTTTCCTGTCTCGCATAATTAATTTGCTTTTGATAACTCTCTGGCCAACTATATCCAATACCTCTCCCATCCTGGTGTACTTCTTTAATGAGAGCTATTATTTCATTATCTCCATAACCTTGTTTAATACACTTCGCTATAATAATTTGGATCCAACTATGATACTTGCCTCCCATTGTCGGGTGCTCCTTTATAGTTTTATCTTTTATTCCTTTTAGAATTTGTAGTTTAGTTAGTCCGCCATCATCTTCATCAAATGTTGCAACAACCGCTTTCGGTAGATCTATTATTATTTCTGCTGCATTTATTCTTTTAGAGTAGATACAATCTATAAATTCATCTAGAGGTCCAGCAGTAAAAATTTTTTTATTGTAAGACTTTATCCAATCATTCCCAATCCCATACATATACGGAAGCATTATTCCATTACCCGTATCTGCGACTATGGCCTGTTTAGGAAAACATTCTGTCTCTGGTGGTAGATCTAATTTGTTTAGGAAAGTTTTTAAGATATCAATAACTAATTGTGCGTCGGTCCACTCTTTAAATAAAATATATAAATGTAATCCTTTTGATTTTGAGAAGCATGCTGTGAGAGGTAATTTTAATTCCTCTATCTTATCAAGTATAGTTCTTTTAAATTCATCATCTTTGTAAATATTTCCATCAATGTCTATTGCTCCCCATTTACATTTGTTATCTGATTTTCTTATTGGAGGTAGCACTACACCTTTGTTCGAGGTCCCTAGTAAGTGTCCCTCTATACAATGATCAAGGACCAAGGAAAATTCTTTTTTAACTCCCCATCTTTGGCCACCATTCTTTTTAATAGTTATGTCTTTTGGATCGGCTAGATAAAATAGGTTAGAGCCTTCAAATATTTCTTTAAATCTTTTTATGTTGGGTATCGTCATTATGTAATTCACTTTTGGTTAGGTTGATTTGTCTCTGGCCCACGCTTATTAACCAATCAATAGTCTGCGATAGACTTGCCCTGATCGGTAAAATTTTCTGTATTTCTTGGAGCTCTTTGAAGCTCTCTTTCTGTATTGAAACTGTGTGATATTTGGATATCATTTTGCTTTGCTCTCCCTTTTGAGTTGTTTTAATAGCTTTTTAATAGCGCTGTTCCCGTTCTCGTCATAATCGGGGCAAATATTGTTCATCCAATAATCAGCAACTAACACTCCAATAGTGTCGGGAATACTAATCATTTTGCCTGAACCTTTTTTTCCGAGATCTCTATATAGTTCTCTCCATGTCTGGATATGATCTTGGCATTCTTGCAAGCTCTTAAACTCCCAGACATTAATTGAAATAGATTTCCAAGTTTGCTTCCTATCTTTAGGAGGATTGTTATGTCCAATCGTAGCCATCAATTCATCTCCTCTGCACATGGAGATCTCTCGGTAATAACTTTTCTTAATCTTATGATCTCATCATTTTTTTCTACCATCTTATTTCGCCATTGTTCTATTGTGGTTTGTCTAGTCTCAATCTCTGTATTTAAGTTTTCTATATGGAGTGATAGCTTTGCTGTTGTGTCTGTTAATTTTTCAACAGACGAAACCATTTGTTCCAACATAAATTTGAGTTCATATTTATTCATTAAAATCTTCTTCTTGGTTTGATAAGGCCCGCAAGTCCTCCTGTTTCTCTATCAAGTTCTCTTTGCCTACTTTCAGCCAGGAGCTTATTAAAATTATTATCTAATTGTATTTCCTCTGCTGTTTTTGCACGGATAGGAGCAATCTCTGGTTGGAAATTAAAATTCATCTTTACGGGTTCATGTATTATTTTCTTTTTGATAATTGCTTTAGGTTTTTTTGTAAATGCAGCCGACGGACCCTTACCACCTGTCATCTGTGCGTTCCGTTCTAATCTCTCTGCTAATCTACCCACTTGCTCTGGTGAGGCTTGTGTTGGGTAATCTTTATCTCTCTGACCAATAGCTTTATTCCAAGTATCAGCTTCATCATATGTTTTGAATGCTATGGTCCTATCTTTGTTTGTAAATAATTGAGTAGTTGAATTAAAAGCAACACCTCTTGGATCATTATCTTTCTCAACTGTTTTTAAAGTTTTATTAATAAACCTAGTTCCTCTTTTATCCTGGAGATCTCTAGTGTCTGATTTCCAATCAGGTGCATTAACATTCTCTAGTTTGCCATTACCTAGGTTCTGGACATAGTAGGGCTTTGGTTTGGGCTTACCTAAATTATCTATAATGTTTTCAAATAGCTTCTCTTCTGGTTGAACAGCTTTCATCACTTCTTTTTTCTGTGTGTTTGAAAGTTTTACATTTGATTTATTAATTACTTCCTGGCCTAGCTTTGCCGCCTCATTTTCTTTTACCAATCTTTGAAATACGCCTCTATCTTCTGGTTGCGTAGCTTGCTTTATCATTTGTTCTTCACTTTTTTTATCCATAACTTCTCCTGGTCTTGTTAGGTACGACATCATTTGGTTGTACTCGTTAATTTTCATTTACTTTTTTTCTGCTTTTCTAATTCTGTTTATGTATTGGGTTAAACTTTCCCCACTCATTACATCTATGCCTTTTTCATATGCATCAATTAAATCTGCGTAATCTTCTGCGCTTCCACCGCCAGAAAGTTGCTGTCTTGGCTTTGGTTTCTCCTCCAAAAAATCTCTAAAGCTTCCCGAGTTTTCTTTTTTCCACTCGTCATATGCTTCGAGTAGCATTGGTAATTCGATAACTTCAAATTCATCTGGTTCTGACGCTAGTTTAATAAATTGGTTCATATCTAGCGGGACCTCATTTGGACCGCCACTAGACATGGCTTTTTCTATATTGTTGTAGTTATTGAGTGAGCCTTTTTTCATTTATATCTTCCATTATTGTGGCTTTAGTAGATGGAAAATTGAGCTCAATCATTTGTATCTCAAACATTTTATTGCTCTTTGGATCTAGGTATATGCAGTAATCGTAGGTTCTACCCGTCACTCCGTTATGTCCTTTAGACATTCTACTCAAGTCTATTGTTAGTTTTTTTTGTTTCATAGTATTTACACTTTCTTTTGGACCGAAGAATTTCTGCTAACGAACGCGACTAAATTTATGTCCCGTTTGTCTCTCGGTTTATTTTTTAATTGATATTTATTGAGCCAATCCAGAAATATAATTGGATCCCATAATGCTCGCCTACCTATGATACGCAAACCCATATCCCAATCATCTTTGCCCGCTTTTCTCCATTGGGTTTTCCAATAGTCCAAGTTAGATATTGTTATCTGGAGATCCTTTAAAAGGTTCTCTGTTGTTAATAGTTTGCTCTCGAAGTGATAGTTTAACATACGAACGCTTATAGATAATTTCTGCCAAAGCGTTTAGGGTTAGTAATCGGACGGGGCTATTTAGTTTTGTTCTTTATGTAGGTAAAATCTATCTCATTAAATCTTTTTATCAGTTGGGATTTAATTACATTATTCTTATAGAAATCATTCTGCCAATCTGGATCTTTTATTTTTTCTCTCCAGGTATTGCTGTTTTTATATTTTTTCATCTTAATAAAATGGGGCTTCATTAAATATGGAAATTCCTTGTGCAGCAGTAATTGGTGCCAAGCTTTCCATACTGAAATATTTCTACCTTTGGAAATCTGCAATAGCTTGCCGTAGATAACAAACTCAATACCAAGATCTAATCTTGGTTGACCTCTTTGTTTTCGAATAGTCCCCTTTGATGTAAAGAAAGATCCGAGACCAAGTCTAATTTTGTCTCTGCCCATATGTTAGTATTATAACATTCCTCACAAATATAACCAGACCGATTACCGAGAGTAGAGAGGCGTGAAGCGGGCTTTTTCTTTTCGCAGTTCAAGCAACAAGGACCTTTGATCATGCTGTCTTTCTTGGTTTAACAAATGTAAATACTTTTGAAGTTTCAGAAGCCCAAGCTCTTCTTACTTCAATACCTGGTTTGTTATAAGATTTTCCTATCTGGCTTAAATCTCTATGTCTGGATGTTTCAGCAGTAATATCAGATCTACCATGGTGAACTTTTTGCGATAGAGTTATATAAGTTTTTCGTAAGACCTTTGGCGCATAGATAAGGTTTGGATCCTCTGCTTTGTATCTCATTAAATCTCTTAATCTTGGAGTGTAAGTTTCATCTGATCCTAAATGAGCCTTGTGAGATTGTTTGAAGTCCTTACCAAAATATTTAGAAGCACTCCATTTTGTTGTTCCAAATAGCCAAGGAAGATCTTTCATTTTATAGAATTCCAATCCAGGTCTTTCTCCCATAGCTAAAATATTACGAAATAGTATCTCTAGCTCTGGTGTAATTGGCTGTAATTTATATTTTCTGTTTTTAGAAATACCCTTTGGAACTACATAAGTCATCTTATCCCAATCTATGTATTCTTTCTTGTACTTCATAGCCTCTGTTTTTCTTATACTTGTGAGTAATAAAAATTGATGAAGCTCTGCTGCAAAAGGAAAATCTTCTGACAATTCCTCACAACTCTCCCAGAATATATCTAGAACTTTTGGATCTTCTATTGCCTCATCTTTATAGGGATCTGATTTCTTTACTCCCTTTTTAATATAAACAGTTTTTAAATTAAATGGGCATGCACCAGGATTAGTTCCAAGCCAACCTTGCTTTCGGGCCCAAATCCACAATGATATAAATACCTTTAGATAATTCTCTTTAATTGTTTCAGAAGATACATCACCTAACCAATGCTCTAGGTCTCCAGGTTTTAAATCTTCTATTAAACTCTTACCTATATCTGTGTCATAAATTGCTTTATTTTCAGAAGCAGTAATAGTGTAAGTGTGTTTCTTTCTTCTATTATAATATTGTCTATCTTTTTTTACACCACGACCAGGAGGATATTTTCTAAACAGATCTTGCCAATCTCTCGGAGCATTAATTCTTAAATGTTT